TTGGTGCAACACCAGAATTGGCAGCTGCCCAAGCATCTAATTGGTCTTCATTATATTTTCCTCCAGATCCAGCATTAACTGTAGTTCCTTCATCAAAGAAATAAGCTGAGATAATTTGGTCTGGGTCACTATTAACTTCATTCACAATAGATACAGCTAAAGCTACAACATCTCCAGAAGGACAGTCCTCACATCCTGTACAGTCATCAGACTGAACTACAAATGATTTAACCACTTGGTTGTAACCATTTACTCTATAAGCTTGTTGATTACGAATCTCAAACTTAACAGAATAGTCTGTTGAACAAGATGCTTGATAGTTATCTAATTGCATAATCTTATTTTTCCCAGCTTGGTAACACTCTGTTGATAAGTAGTTTAACCCACTTACTGGAATATGTGTACCTGCTGACTTTCTAATGTCAGCCAAAGACCCAGTTGCTTCTGGATCAACTCCAATTGCAATGAATGAATTCTTCTTATCAGCTGTGCTGGAAGTTCCATCAATTGCCAAAGAACTTTCATAATTGAAAATTCCGATTTGTCCTACAGATAATGCACTTAGTGCAGAACCTTTTGCAGCAACAGTGTCTACTGTTGGTACAAGAACTTGAAATACATCATTTGATCTACTCATTTTTTCTTAATTTAAAATTGAACATTATAATTGGTCTAAACCTAATTTATCTCTTGCTATCTTATAGTTAGGGTTTTCTAAATCCCCTGCTGTAATGGCAACAGCTAAATCTACAATTTCTCTATGTGTATTATCTGGTAAAATACAATTTTGGTTAGTATCAATAACTTTTCCATTTAAGTCTTTATAAGACCCATTAGGATAAGAAGAAGGATTAGCTACTATAGGGTGTTCTTTCAAGTAAGTGATTGTACAAGATTCAACTGTAAAACCGTTTAACTCTACCACAATATTATTACCCTCAAAAGAGAAATTTACTTCTCTCCATAGTAGTGAAGAATTGTCTAAGAAGCTACTATTAGAATCATCATTATGTTGTACAACATGAAATTTTTCTACAGAAACTTCAGTAGCATTATTCTCTACTCCTTTAATCTTCATATCCCTAAAAGCTATAAAATACCCATAGTCATCTGGTAAAGCAATGGTCCCCCCATCTGTAATAGTGAGGTTATCACTAGCTACTACCAAAGGCCTAATATTGTCAGATATTACTTGGTTCTTTTCAAAACCATAGATAGTCTTGTATTTAGGTTCAGCAATAGTCTTAACATACAACTCAATAGCTTCATTAAGTTTCCAGTCAATCTCAGGTACTTTTAAGTTCCTGTAATTCTGGGAGTCAAGCTTATTTAATTTTTGCTTGAAGTCATAATGCATTTCTTGTATTGTCATATCAAAACTATTTTAATTAATTAACTATTTAATTTTTCCAAAATAGCTAATTTGATGTTCTGATTTTGAGGGTCATCGAAATACTTCAATGTGGATTCAAAATCAAAACCAATTTGATCACTTAGATAATAAATAGATGAGCCTTCTTTAGTTAAGATATTTCTTTGAAGAGCTTCTAAAATAGATCCTCTCAAATAAAGTTCTTTACTACTTCTATTAGCATAAGATAAGAATTCTTTAGTTCTATCCTCTACTAGACTATCAATTTCAATATCCACGTGATTTTGGCTTTTTCCTTTAAGAGACCTGTTAGACAAAATCTGTACTAGGTTAATCTTATCTTCTGCACTAAGCTCCATTGCAATCTTTCTTGCATTGTTCTTAGCTTGAATTCGACTAGCCTTGATAGCGATATCTTGTTCTTCATCATAGATTACATGAGTTGCATCAGGGTATCTCCCTGCTTCCCACTCTTTAATACTATTAGCAACATACTTAGATGCCTTCATCATTTTTACTTTAACAAAATCAAGGGCTTTGGTGTCTTCAAAAATCATAGTTTTATTCTCTAATTTTATCCTACCCATAGCAGATCCCCAAAACTCATGTGGCTTGTTTTGGTCAAATTTACTTGATAAGTTTACGCCTAACTTTTCTCCATACGTTTTTGCTTCTTCTTCAGTAAGGCCAGTAGCTAAACCACCTGTCTTGTGGTCATATAATGCTTCTATAGTGTGTGCTTGTGAAAATGCCTCTTTTCCTGCTTTTCCGTGCCATTTTGGGATGTCTAATGGTCTAACTTCTATTCTCATATTCCTATTATTTAGTTTACATTTTATTTTACTAAGATAAGTTAAATTCAAGGGGATAACTCAATATCCCCTTTGAATTTATCCATATTTTACTGACGATCTAAGATTAATTCCCCACATCTTGAAACATCCTCAATATGAAGTCCACATTGTTTTTCAACATGCATTTCATAGTAGTTTCCAGAGTGTGACATTAAACTTCCATCTGCAGATCCATAAGGATTGGTTAAACCAGCAACATACCCAAGTTTATAAGATTTATTTTTGTTGATAGTTCTCACATTAGAACTAGAACCTTCTCCAGAGAAATCCATAAATGTAATACGTTGAGATTCCATTGGATAACCTGTAATAGGGTCAAGTTCAAAGTTGATTTCTCTATCATCATATAATGGATTGTGAATCATTTCTAATTCAGCACCATTGGCCATTCTATATTTTGTGAACTGATAACCAGCTGCTAAAGCATTGGTGTTGTACTCAGAAGAGGTCTTCTCCATAAATAGGTTATCTACTACTTGGATAAATCCAGTCTGAGTAGCCCAATCTTGGATAGATCTATGGAATTGAATCATTCCGTATTCCCCTGACCACCCTTTCATTTGTCTCTTAGCTCCTGGCTTAACACGAGAATAGAAGATGTCCATCAGATACTCCTCAATCAGTCTAGCTGATAAGTTAGAGTAGTGTTGGATATGAGAATCCTCTAATTGCTCTTGTAATCCTGGACCAGACTTGATAGGTCTACCATTTGCAGAAAGAACTGTATCTGTACTACGAGAATACCAATATCCTCTTTCCAGCTCTCTGTACCATTGTTGCCAGTACTCTACCTCAGCATACTTGATCCAAGAATCATGGTACACTCCTTTAGAATCTGGAATCTTTACAGCAAGTACATCATCATGAACATCTCCAGTAACACGATACTTCTTTCTGAATCTACTCATTCTGTTTTGTAGAGAGATTGGTAAAGAGTACTGAGTACTACCAGATTGATCTTCTGCTTCTGCGTATTGAGAGTAAAGTTTACCCCACTGAGTCCCAGGTGTAAAGTATTGAGCTGGTACAAAAGCTTGTGGGTCATCAGACATTAGTCTAATAGTATAGACAAATCCTTTCCCTGAAGCTTGAGCCTCCTCTTGAACTCTACATTGGTACTTCTTGTTAGTAGCACCTGGAGAGATTACATCTCCTGGCTCATACCAAGACTCATCAAGTTTTAACTTGAATACAGACTTGAACTTACCTTGTTGCTTACTACCTGCAACAACTCCATCTACATCTTCTAGTACTACTAGAGGTCTAGAGTTAGCTGCTCTTAAATCCCATTCCCATACATTGGAATTGGTGTTCTCTACCCTTCCTTCAGCAATAGTAACTGCTGTAAGAGGGTTGTCTGAATACATAGAAGCAGAAAATAGCTGCCCTATCCTTGATTCAAACTTGTCTGGCTTAGAAATCAATGCCTTACCAAGATGGTTCATTTCCGTCATATTGGCATGCCATGGCATCTGTTTAGTAATTAACTTACTTCCTAATTTCATAGTTTAAGTGTTTAAATTAATAAAATACATATTCTAAAAGAAGTCTGCCAACCCTCTGGATTTACCAGTCTTGCCAGAGCTTTTCTTTGTAATATTCTTATTGTTTTGAAGGTTCTTTTTAACCTTCCTTGTTTCCTCAGTAGATTTTTTAGCAACTACATCAGAAATATCAAACCCATTATTTAAGAGTTTAGCTAATGCTAACATCTTCTCTGGGTCTTTAAGGGCTTTACCTAACTGCTCCTGCATAGGAGTAATGTATTGGTTCTTCCCAACTTTCACTGTGTGTTTAGTGATAAAAGGAACTAACTCCTTTTTATCTTTAGAGGTAAGTGGTAGTGATACAGCCTTTTCTAAACTGCTAACCATTTCCTTGACACTTTCTTCAAACTCCCTTTGTTGAGCTTTCCTAGCCTGCTCTTGTTCTGCAGCCTCTTTTAGAAGTCTGGCCTTATTAGCCTCTTCCTTCTTACTGAGTTTCTCTTTATAATTCTCAGCATATTTACTGAGTTTACCAGAGTCTTTAAGCCACTGTAGCCTATCATCTACATCATCTGGGTCTAGATTATCTTGTGTTTTCAAGTAGTACCTAGACAACTTCTCTTGATATACCTCATCATCAATGTCCCCTTTAGGCATTTCTGAGATCTCTTTATAGGTCTTAAAGAAGTCTTTCGTGTCCCCTCCCTCTTTTTTAAACTTAAGGAATGCTGCAGCATCATCATCTAACTCTTCAAAGAATCCTTGAAAAGTTTCTTCAACTCTTGCTTCAACCTCCTTATCTTGTAATTCAAAGAACTTATCCTCATCTAGAACCTCATCTTCTTCTAATTCTACAGAGAAAAGTCCTTTCTCCTTACCTTTAGAAAATAAGTCTAGATACTGATTTGTTTCATCTTCTTCCTCCTCTTCTACTTCATCTTCTTCAATTTCAGAAGCCTTTTCAGTAGGAGCACCTCCAAAGAAATCTAACTCATCTTCTTCCTCTTCAAATGACTTACCAGCTTTGGAACCTTCTTCAGAATCCTTACTAACTTTATCATCTTCATCATCATCTTCAACTTCTTCATCTTTTTTAAGGTTAATTACTTCCACTTCTTCCTTTACAGAAGTGTTTGGAATTCCAAAAAAATCATCATCCCAGTTAAAATCTTCTAAAGTCTGGGAACCTGTTGCTTGGTTTTTCTTCATTTTGTACTAATTTAAGATTAAATATTTAAATATTGCAAGTTTTAAACTTAACTACATAAGATTAGCCCATATAGCTTTTATTTTAATTTTATCCTTTTTGTCCTGAATTACTTGCCTTTTTCTTTTCTATTTTAATGTTCTCTTTATCTATTTCCTTTTGATGTTGGAACTTTGCTTCATCAAGGTCTTGCTTTCTTGCTTCTATGTTTGCCTTAGTTCCTTCCTTATAAAGTTCCACTACATCTGGTACTCCATCATTGTCTAGATCCTTATCTTCATTGAATCCCACAGACATCATAGCTTGCTTTTGAAGTTCTCTTTCTGTTCTCTTATCTTCTATCATAAGATCTGTTTCTCTGTCAAACTTCATTTTACCCATCTCAAACTCTCTTGCTTTCTCTCTACCTTTCTCCTCTTCCTGGATAGCAGCAATCTGATTAGCTTGATTTTCTTTTCTTCTTTTTTCTTCTGAGATTTCTAATTGCTCTTCAGCTTCTTGGATTCCTTCAGTTCTAACTACCTTTATAACATCTGATAAATCAATAGCTTGGTTCTGCATAGCAGCGTGTGCCATCTGTTTAACTAATTCTACAGCTTCATGAGCCTTAGCAGAGTTAGATACAAATATTCCATAGGTAGATAAGTCTAATAAATACCCATCTATAGTTACCATTTCCATTGATAAGTCATCTAAGAAGTAGCTTAGCTTTTTACCTTTATAGTCAGAATAAGATATAGTTGCTTGATTAAGTAGTGCCTCAATTACATTCTTCTTAACGTGGTTGTGCAGGTCAAAGTATGGTTCAAGAATATAAGAGTTCTGTTGAATATTCTGTTTAGTATTACTCACAGCCTCATTAGAACCTATCTGTCCTACCATAGAGTCTGTAATTCCAACTGACTTACCACATTGTTCCTCTATATATCCAGCTAACTCTACATACTTTTGGATATCTGAGATTAGTGACATATTTACCTCTTTGGCCATGTTGGTCACATCAAGTCCTCTGTTACCATCTTCAGAAGGATCTACCCAACCTATCTTCATAGCCTCTGCATAATACATCCACTTTTTAAGGTCTATCCCAGAGGACCTTGGAATACTGTTAACATTCATAAGGAGTATTTTCCCTTTGTCAGAAGC